TACCAAGTAGCTGTTCTTTGTTTTTCTTTTAGCATTCTTTTCTGTCCTTTTACTTTATCCTTTTGAGATTCATTTGGATTTGTCATCTCAACTGGCTTTTCTTTAAAAGAATTGCTATTTTTTTTATTATTTTTCATAATTATTTCCTTTTCTTGCTCATTTTAGCTTCAGACAAAGCAATGGCAATAGCTTGTTTAGGATTTTTCACAATTTTGCCTGATTTTCCACTGTGAAGTTTGCCTTTTTTAAATTCTCTCATCACTTTTCCTACTTTTTTTTGACCTTTACTCATTTTTTTCATTGTTTACTCTCCACTTCCACCAAAATTAACTTTGGCTTGTTGCACCCCCATCTTAGCCAGGGATACTCCGGCTCTCAATTTAGCTAAATCTTCATTTTGTTGCAATTTTTCATCTTGATTCATTTGATTCATCATTGCTTTCATTTTATCTAAATTGATTCTGTCCTCTACTTCTTGTTTTTTACGTTCATTTTCCATTGCTCGTAAGTCAATTTCACGAGATTTAAGTTTAATTAATGGATCACCATCAAATTGAGAAGTAATTTTGTTTTCTTCTTGCATAAATTCTTGAGTCATTTCTGCAATCAATACTGCTTTTCTAGATTCAATCGTTTGAGTAATTTGTTGAACCTGTGCCATTACTTGTGGGTTTTGCATCATCTGTGGATTTTGTTGCATCATTTGTAATTGTTGTAATTGCGCAGCAAATTCTAATTGAACTTGTTCTTGCGCCATAATAGCAATGTGTTCTAAAATATTTTTTTGAATAGCTCCCATTACCATTGGTGAATTTTTAACTAAATTCATTTGCATAAAGTTTAAGTGGGCTTCAATATGAGCTCTATGATCTTGTCCTGGAAATGCTTGGAACGGTTGTGCTCCTAATGCTGCAATATGTTCTAGTGCTGGATCTTGTGGCATTGGTTGTTGAGGTGGAGGTAAAATAGCATTAATATTTTTTACTCCAATTGCCTCGTACATAGATCTATATGCTTGGTACAAATTATGCATTTGTGGATTAGATTGTGCTAATTGCAATTGTGTTTGTGCCATTGAAATTCTTTGTGTTTGAGAGAAGATATTAGGATCTGCTACTGGTAATACATCTACTCTATCATCAAAATCTTGAACTTTAATTTGTTTACTAGCTCCTGGAACATCATAAGGATATTCTGTTGGTAAATACGTTTTAAAGATAGAAGCTAATAGTTTAAATTCTTGTTTTAATCCTACATATAATCGTTTGTGAATAGCGGACATTACTCGTGATCCACGCTCCAAAAGTGCTACGGTGGTGCCAACGGCAGCCTGTTGATTCATATCGCCTACTTGTGCATCAGCGATAGACGCGAAGCGTTGACCAGATTCCACCACAATTCCCATTAATTGTAATAGAACTTGATCAGGCCCTTTAAATGGAAGAGCCATAAAGTTATCTTTAATATTTCCACCTGGTGCATCTACATCTCTAAATTCACCTGGTTGTAAAGGCTGTGCATCATCTCGTACTCTAATTCCACGAGATTTAAATCCTGCTGGTAAATTCGCTAATGTTCCTGCATCTAATAATTGTCGTAAAGCAGCTGTTGCAGTTCTAGATAACCCACCAATCATATGGATTAAACCAAATCCATAAAATCCTAAACCTGGTAAAAATTTAAAATGTACAAAATAATTAATTTTATTTTTCTTAGGATCTTCTGGAGAATAATTTCTTCTTATAGATAAAACTTTTCTAGAGGATTCTTCTATAGTTACTACATACGGTAATTTAATTCCAGTGGGCTCACCATCTTGAGGATTAATATCTTCAAAACCTTCTAAATCTAAATTCACGTGACATTCTAATAAAGTATAAATATCATCTTGTTTTTCTTTTTTAATTCCTTCAATATCACGTTCTTTTTCTGCAATCTCATCTTCTGTAAAAGGCGGTTTTCCTAAATCTACTTCTTTATAAAATCCTGCGACTTGTTGTTTACGTAATTCATTTTCAGAAATCTTAATAATATGTACAATGGCATCAGCATCTTCTAAAGAAGTTGCGGAATAGGGCACTACCAAATCATCGGCAGGTATAAATTTAGAAACGGCTCGCCCTAAAAGTTCATCGTAATAAACTTTTTTGAATGTCGATCCGCTAAGGGGAAGATAGAAAAGCATTTGATCGAACTCCGGTTCATATTCTTTCATCTGGTCCATTATTTGGTAGTTCATAAAATCTTTTACACGACTTGCTTGGTCTTGTTTCTCTGGAGTAATATCTCCTAAGATTTGAACACGGACAGGTCCGTCCGCAGGTAATAATTCTTTATAAGCTTGTGCTTGAAACTGGGTAACTGCTTCTGCAAGAACAGGATGAGTAACTCCACTTGCTCCTCTAAAAGGTTCAGTTCGTTTTACATATTTGAATCCTAATAAATCTAATCCTTGTTTATAAGTATCTTCCCATTCTTTTCTAGAAGTTTTATAGTCTACATAATCATCAGACAATTTAAGTCCTAATGGATCTAACATATCGTCATCCATTGATTCTGCTAAATTAGAAAAATGTCCTTGAGATTCTAAAGGGCCTTCTTGTTTGCTAGGGTCAAAAGATATTTCAGCACCACCATCTTCAGTCTCTACAATTTCTGTATCTCCTGATTCTATTACTGTTTCTTCAACAGGAGCTTCAATTATGGTTTCCTTAAATTCAGGATCTCCAACTTGATTTGGTAGTGATTTATCTATAGTAGCCATTATATTATTCTATACCCTTTTGAACAAACTTGCAATTCCTTGTGGCATTGGTCCTCTCTCAGGAGGCACTGTATCAGTTAATCCACCATTTGCAAACTCTTTTCTGAAGTTAAATCCAAACGATGGTTTTCCACCACCAAAAGTGGCACCTGCTGAAAAATTTTCATTTGGGTTATAATCAATACCAAACATACGTCTTCCTTCATTTATCATAGCACTAATACCAAGACCATCTCTTTGAAAGTTGATACCGTAATCAAAAGGTTTTTCTACACCAACTCCAAACCCACCTTCTACAGTAAAATTATTTCCTGAATAAATAGGAATAGACTCAACTCCACTGGGACCAGATAACATACTTTTAATAATCATCTTAGCTGCTTCTTTAGGATCGGATGTTTGAAAACCATCTTCTGATACAGGAGGTAATCCTACTGCACCGCCGGTAGATAACATTTGAGGTTCATAAGGACTTCCAGGTGAATATTCTTCTGGATTATCATATGCTGCAGTATAAGGTTCAGCAAAAAGAGATTTAGTTTTTTGTACTATTGGGATTTGATTCCAAGCCGCGTATCTATTAATATCTTTTTGAAAATCTTCAGGGGTAACTTGTTTAGCTTTAATATCTTGATATTGCTGTTCTCTACTTTGTAATAAATCTAATTGTTCTGGTGTTTGAACTTTATTAATAGCCCATTCTACATATCCAGAGGGAGGACCTTTATATTCAGGATCTTTCATAGCACCTAATTCAATAAAGGATGTATCTCCTAATCTATTCTGAACTCTTTTTAAAAAATTAATTCTTTGATTAGCTAAATTTTGTTCCGGAGAAGAAACTAAACTTCTCTTCATATTTTCATATGGCTCTCTTAAAAAAACAAGATCAGCTAAAGACTCTGCTGCCGTAGTTGGTTTAGAAGCACGTTCTGCCAACATATAGTCTGCAACTAAAGGTGCTAGTATTCCTTTTGCATAAATTCGTTTATCTCCTTTAGCAGCTCTTTTAGAAACATCTGATAATATTCTTGGGTCTTTAAAATCTTTTTGTATTTGAAAAATAGTTTTTACATCTTTAGGAACTTCATATGAATATCCTCTTTTTAAATAATTTTCTTGAAATGCTTTTTGATAGTTTTCAGGAAGTTGTTCAAAATTTTTAATTACTTGTTCTGGTTTATCTAAACTAGCTTTGAATAATCTAATTTTCTTTTCACCTGTCTTTACTCCTTCATTTAATTTTTTTTCAGATTGAGAAACAAATTGATTAAAGTCTTTTACTGCTTTATTGATAGCAGTCTTATCCCCTGCTTCAATTGCTTTTTGTAATACTGCTTCTTTTTTTGATTTGGTTGCGTCAAATGTTCTTTTGTCAAATTTATTTACATTCTCTTCAATGACTTGACTAAAGACACCATATGGTTCTGTTCCTCTTCTGGCAGAAGAGGCAACACCTGCTATTTCATCTACATTATAAGGAACTTTTCCTATATCTCGTTGAATAGAAGTTCTTGCAGAAGACATTGGTTTTTGTTCTCCTAAACTTTTGGTAATAGCTCTTTCACTAGAAGATCGTATGTCATATTTAAAATCTGCTTTTTCTAAAACGTCTTTTGCTTTATCAAATCGTTCTGGTATTTCTTTTACTGGTCTAGTACCTAAGTATGCTTCTGCTAAATGTCCAATACGATTAGCTGCTGTTTGATTATCTACTTTTAAAATTTTTTTAACTTGAGATAACGTAGGTACTTCTCCCTTTTGATATAAATTTTTTATAGATTGGTTGTTATGTAATTTAATTAAATCTTGATTCACTTTAGCATACGCCGCCTCCCCTCTTCCTTCTCTTAGTTTTGGTATTACATTTTCTTTTTGAGCATTGGTAATAGTTACGTGATCAAACTTTCCAATCCTTTTTATTTCTTGTTTAGTAGGCATTACCCCTTGTTCTTTTTTAAAGTCTTCAATAAAAGCTTTTAATCTTTTTTGTGTATTTGTTTTTCTTTCCATTGTAGGTCC